CATTTTCTTCATGCATATGATCTATACCTGGTTGGTGATTTCTTAAAAATGAATTCATAATTTGTTTTTCGCTAGCGAATTTCGCTTTTGATTTGTTTTACTTAAGCCAGGATCGACATTCCTGACGTAATTGCATTATTAATTTTGGATTTGTATCCTCTCTTTTCGCTTTTTCATATTCATTTTTCGCATCCTGATATAATCGTTTCTTAAATAATATTTTTTCCTCATTCTCCTGTTGTTTTTTTAAATACCTTTCATCAGTCTCATTTAATATCTCAGGTTCATTCTCTACCATTTTCACCCATTTATATAAAGTCTTTGAATGTACTTCAGTAAATGTATTTTCAAGATGTTTTATTATTTCACTTTTAGGTAATTCATCATTAATTAATTCTCTAATAGTTTCAAAAGCATCTTCCCTAAATTGTTTTTTATTCATTGATTCTCCAAACAACATTTACACATTGATACTGGTATTCTCATATAATTTACAACTACATTCATACCATCAAAAGTTTCACTTTCTCCATTAACTTTTTCTCCTAAAGCTATACTTTTTTGGCCATATAAATCTCCTTTATTTATTAAAGATTTACATGAATAACACTTTCTTTGTTTTCGAGTTTTTTTAAGTTTCATTTTTTACCTACATATCTAGGGTTATCCTTTAAATGGTATGGATTATATTTTTTTACTTGTTTATATATATTCAAGATAGATTCTCTTTCATTCTGATTAAATAAATTATCTTTATATAAATCAAAATTAACTATCTCATCAAGTGCTAAAAATAATGCACTTGCATCTTTTTCTTGTAATTTAAGATTCATAACTTTTCTTTCCTTTTGTATAAAGTCTTTCAGCTATTTCATTACAAGAATTAAAACTTTCAAATGTTAATCCAACTGTAAAATGTAAAATATCTGAATAAAGTTGACTTGAACTTTCATTATCTTGAGCATCATAAAACTTAAGTAAAGTATTTATTAATGCTATTTTTTGTTTCTTAGTTTCCATTTGTTATTCTCTCAAATTCTTTTATTGCTTCATTCTTTTGTAATATGTGCCAACATCTTAAAACTGGTTGGGATATAGTTCCATTAACAACTAATAAAATTGAATCAGTAATAGTTTGCACTAATGAAAACGTGCTATTTGATCTAATAATCATTCTTCTAACTCCTTTAATTGAATAGCTTTATTTTCTATTGTCAGTGCTACAAATGGATTCACTTTAATAAAATCACTGACTTGTTTAGCACTTAAAGTACTTTCTTTCATATACCACTGATATGCTTTATTCCAGTACTTTTGATTAGCTTTTAATGTCCAATTCATAATTCACTCCATAGTTTTGAATGTGAGATATACCAGATAATATTTTTTAGTTTCTTTCTTTCATTTTCATTTAATCGTAAATCTACCTTTTCATTTGATACTGTGATTGACCTGGGTAGATAACATTCATTGTCTAACAAATAATCACTGGAATCATGTAATTCAGAATAAATTTCTTCTTTTATTTGTTTATCCATAATTAATACTCACTTTCTAAAATACGTCTTAAACCCGCTTCATCATTCATTGCGTAGGCTTTACGAATACTTTCCTTTTCATAGTATTCTGTAGGATCAATTAAATATTCACCCATGATTGATTGAAATATGATTTCATTCATAGGCTTTGTTTTTGATTTTTGGCCTTTAATGTCGGCCTTTAATGATTCATTCATGGTTTTGATTTAAATTGTTATAGCTATATGCTACCATTATTTTAGTATATACTGCAAGCTATTTGTTAATAAAGCATTAAAAAAGAGACTTTTTAAGTCTCTATCTGTTTATCTACTATTATTTTTGTTCTCTTATAACATTCATCATAATTAGAATATCCCTGGCCACATTCAAAGTATTCAGAATTAAATTGTTGCCAAAAATAATCCCAATAATCATTAATTGATACTTTTATTTTTTTATTCATTTTTTTAAGACTCAAATAAATCCTATATAAGTTATATTTTTTTCAAACACTTTTGAATTTTGACCAAAATACATTATAAATTCTTCTTTATCATCTAATAACATTAAAGCCGTTTTACTTGTTTTCTTTATTCCAGTTATAAATTGATTATCAAACATTTCATAACTAAAATAACGCCCTTTATCAAGGTCTTTAAATTTACAATACATTTTTAATACCTCTTTATGTTATGAATTGTTGTTGTTGCATATTCACATAACCTCTCATACAATTCTTTCTCTTCTTTCTCTGTCTTTCTAACATGTAATAAAACACTTGCCCAGTCAGATCTGAAAGGTATCTTACAATGCTTACATCTAACAATAGGTACTAATTCTTTAACTTTTGTCTCTTCATTAAGTTGTATCTTAACCTGAGATAGTTCAAAACTCCAGGGAGTTTTACCATTATAAAAAGCTTTGAAATCTTTGCTATTATTTGTATCTGGTAATTGATAACCATGATAACAACTAACATTAATTAATAAACCGCTTTGATGATGTAGTTGAATTAATCCCTTATGTTCTTGATAATATTTTTTATAAATATCATCGAAATAAAAAGTTTGTTTCATTTCTTCGTCATAATATGGGATTAAATCAATACCTCTTTCATATTCTCTATAGTTTCCTATCTCTTCCTTATCCTCATCAGGAAATGGAAGTCTAAACCTACACCCGTCAAAAGAACAATCATAAACAACTTTGTAACGATCCTCGAACCTGAGATAATACATATTTTCACAAGTTCCAATCTTTACATCTTCACCCGTTGTTTTTAACTTTGCGTATTCACCCATAATTTTTTTAATAAGATTTGATTTTTAATAAATTAATTAAGTTAATAATTAATTTTTTAAACCTAATAAATACTAGGCTTAAAGAATTAATCAAATTAAATCATTAACCGCATATATACATTTATCTGAAGCTAACTTAAATAAATTTTTATATATGGCTTTTTTTATTCCTAAATAAATTTTTTCTTCTTTCTCATTGAAATCAGGGTTTTTAATCTTGTATTCTTTTAATGCTTGTAAACCTTGCTTGTGAGTTGTTTCTAAGTTATCAAGAATATCTGAAAATATTTCTTCCATTGTCTTATATTTGATTAATTACATTCTGAATAGATTGATCTCTATTCTCTATTTCTACATGCTGTAATGGTCTATCGTTAAAAAGACTTGATGCAAGAAAACAAATAATGATTCCTAAAAATAATCTTGTCATAATAAAAAAGTTGTAAGATTTTCTTATGTAAAGCAATAGTGATCTAGTAAAATATTTTTACTTGAGAATAATATCTATAAGTAGTAAATAATACTACTGTTAATATTAGAAATAGTCTTAAGTAATAAATAAAAGATAACTAGGCTTATTATTATTGTATCAAATATAAACTAATTTGTATATCAAAATAATATACTTATAGTTGTATCATATTTACTAGCTATATAAATGATATTAGTTTATTATATTAATAGTTAAAATAAATCTTACAATGACTACTTCAGTTAAAGTCACTACTGACGAAAAAATCCAAAAGTGGATTGAGTCTTTTCCTGGTAATGCTAGTTATGAATTGACAGGCTTCAAGCATGGCGAGTATTGGGGCGAAAAACAGTTAAAGCTATTTCTATCCAAGAAAGATTAACGCCTATTGTAGCTGCTTACAGGCCGCTTAGAATCTAATCTAAATTTGTAGCTCTACCTAGGGGTGGGGTTGCAGATTTTTTTATATTGAATAGTAATACACGGAACTTAAATATATTCCCGTTAATTTTTTGGTTCTACACGGATGGATAATTCAGGAGCTTGGATATTTACTGTTTCTACGGATTCACCTATAACTTTGCCGAGTGAATCGAGTATTTGTGCTGCTGTTTGAAGTTGACCTTTTTTAACTGCTTTGTTGAAAAGGCGGATACGCATTGCTTGGAGTCTAGGGAGAAGAGTTTCTCTATCTTTTTCCCAATCTTCTTTATTCCATTGTTTAACTTTTTTCCAATCTTGCCAAGCGGTTACTTCAGAGATACCTTCAATTTTGGAATGTTCCAGAACTAGGGCACGAGTTGTTTTACCTTCGAGTTGACGAGAGTATAGACGTTGTGAGCGAAGTTGTACATTTTGGCATGAGGTGCGAGCACGGAAGTTGATATTTCTTTTAGGTTTAGATTCTTCTAATGGTTGATCGGCAGGAAATGTAGATGAAACCACGGTATTTTTGAATGTATTTAAGTGAATGATAACTTAAAAGTATGTAAATAGGCTATAAATAGGGGGTATGAGTTGTATTTTTTGTTAATTTTATGGTTGTTAGTGGAGAAAAAAAGAATGAGATAAGTTTGAGATATGCTCAAGGAGAGGTATTTAATAGTGATAAGAGGTTTAGGGTGCTGGTAGCGGGAAGAAGGTTTGGAAAGAGTTATTTAAGTTGTATTGAGCTATTGAGAGGGGCAATTAATAGGCCGAATGAGGTGTATTTCTATTGTGCACCTACATATAGGATGGCAAAGGACATTGCGTGGAAGGAGTTGAAGAGGTTAGTACCGAAGGTGTGGGTAAAGACAAAGAATGAGACTGATTTGAGACTGGATTTGATTAATGGATCGAGTATTGAGTTAAAGGGTACTGAAAATGCTATGGCATTGAGAGGTAGAAGTCTTGCTGGTGTTGTATTGGATGAAGCTGCTTTTATGGATAGGGACGTTTGGGCTGAAGTTATAAGACCTGCCTTGGCTGATAAACAGGGTTGGGCACTTTTTATTAGTACACCAGATGGAACTGCCAGTTGGTTTTATGATATGTGGTGTTTTTGTGGAGAACAGGAGTGGGATGATTGGCAGAGATGGAGTTTTACGACTATAGAGGGGGGTAATGTAGCGAAAGAGGAGGTTGAGGCAGCCAGAGGGCAGTTGGATGCGAGGACGTTTAGACAGGAATTTGAGGCAAGTTTTGAGAATTTAACAGGATTGGTGGCTGTTAGCTTTGGTGATGAGAATATTGATAAGGAATCAAAAGATTTATCAATGCTTCCCTTGTTAATTGGCTTGGATTTTAACGTTGACCCTATGGCAGGAATCTGTGCTGTGAAGCATAATGATACGCTTTATGTTTTTGATGAGATCATGCTTACAGGAGGTGCTACTACATGGGACTTTGCAGAAGAAGTTACGAGAAGATATGGAGTTGATCGTAGAATTATTGCCTGTCCAGACCCTACGGGAAGTGCAAGAAAGACGAGTGGTGTTGGTGTGACGGATCATACGATACTCAGAAGGTCTGGTTTTACTGTTATGAGCCCCAGAAGCCCCTGGAAGATCAGAGATAAGATCACTGCTGTCAATACTGCCCTGTTTGATGCCAATGGCGATAGGAGGACGTTAATTCATCCTCGTTGTAAAGAATTGATAAAAGCACTGAGGACGTTAACTTATGCACCTAATACAGGTATGCCAAATAAAAATTTAGGTGTAGATCATGCGTTTGATGCTTTTGGTTATCTTTGTCTACAGCAGTTTAATTTAGCTAAGCCTGAGACACTGGGTCAAACTTCGTTTAGAATATACTAAGATACCCTTTTTGCTTATGGCCTACGGAATGTCAACACCAAAAAAGAAAAAGAAAAAGAAAAAGACTGGTAAAAAACGCTGCTCCTGTGGCATGTAATCATGGGTAAATTATGTGCTAGAGGTAAAGCAGCAGCAAAGCGTAAGTTTAAGGTATATCCTTCGGCTTACGCTAATGCTTATGGGGTAAAAGTGTGCAAAGGGGA